TCTCTTACTGGGAGCGCAGTCGTTTATGGCTCAGGTGGTGGTGGAGCTGCAAATGGTGGAACACCGGGCACAGGTGGAACAAACGCAGGTAACGGCGCAAATGGCAGCGGTGATACCCCTAACAATGGCGTAGCAAATACAGGTGGCGCAGGCGGTGGCGGCGGTAACGGCGGCGGTTCAGGCGGTTCTGGCATAGTTGTTCTCAAGTATTTAACAGCGGATGGAACAATCACCATAGGAGCAGGTTTAACAGGTTCTACAACTACAAGCGGTTCTTACAAGATTACAACAATTACTGCTGGCACCGGAACTGTGAGTTGGTCATAATGGCACATTACGCATTTATTACAGATGGCATCGTTACCGAAGTCATAACTGGTATTGACGAAACAGAACTAATAGAAGGTTTAGATACTGAAACTTGGTATGGCAACTTTCGTGGACAAGTCTGCAAGCGCACAAGTTACAATTCAAAGATTCGTGGTATTTATGCAGGAATAGGTTATTCCTACAATGAGGCAGAAGATATTTTTGTAACTTCACAACCTTATCCATCGTGGATTCGTAGCGGTTCATTCTGGAACGCGCCTGTTTCAAAACCTAACGATGATAAATTTTATTCTTGGAATGAAGAAACACTTAGTTGGGATGTGCTAGATGAAGCCACGCCTGAGTAAAAGCGCAATTCAGCTGCGTGAGCAAATAGATGACACCTATCCGAACCGCGACCGTAGAACTGACGGTTGGATCGGAGACGCTAAGCATGACAGTAAATCAGATCATACGCCTGATGCTGCGGGCTGGGTTCGTGCCCTTGATATTGACTCAGACCTTACAAAGCACAAATCTGAAAGTATCTACCTGGCAAATCAGATTCGTGCATACGCGAAGTCTGACCCTGCTAAACGAATATCTTATGTCATTCATAACTACAAAATTGCTAGCCGAATCCTTAATTGGAAATGGCGTAAATACAGTGGCTCAAACCCACACACCAGCCATATCCACATCTCCTTCAATAAAGGTAAGGCTGACACGGATGGTTCTTTTTTTGAAATACCTATGCTAGGAGGCAAATAATGAAACACCCACTATTCCTAACCGCAGGTGCGTTCTTGTCAGCTTGGGCTGCAAGCAACTTCTCACTTGATTACCGCGCAGTTCTCTGGGCTATCCTTGCCGGTGTCTTTGGATATGCGACACCTAAAAAATGACAATCTCTAGCGCAAACTACACAGTTACAACCACACGTTCAGTAGTGGTAGCAGATGACCAAGCTGCTGAGGAAGTCCACTTTCACTCATCATCAGGCACGTTGTATCTTGGCGGTGCTGATTTAACTGTTGCTAATGGTTACCGCATGGACAACGGCGATAAGGTAGTAGTCCAGAATCACGGCAATCCAATCTATGCAATTACTTCAGCAGGCACAGCTAACCTTTCAACGCTAGTCATTCAGAAGTAATGCAAGCGCAAGACTGGGCTGCCCTCAGCGTTAGCCTAGTAACTATTGTTGCCGCCTTCGTAACCTCAGTTCGATGGCTTGTAAAGCATTACCTAAGCGAACTTAAAACCAATGGTGGCTCATCACTACGCGATAAGGTTGATAGATTAGAAGTGCGTGTTGATACCATCATAGAAATGTTAGATAGGTAACACTTATCCTATGGCACGCAGAAAAGTCATAGACGTTACAGATTACTCAGCCCTAGATCAATACTGCATTGGCCTCAATGAGTATTATAAGTCATTACGTAGAGCAGGATTTAGCTGCGATCATGCGCTTTATATGATTACTGCGCCACAAACTTATCCAGCCACAATCTTGCCTAGTCCTAACTGGTTGCCAGACATGCCAGATTACTTTGATGACGAGGATGAGGACTAACCTTGAAAATAGTCGTGATAAGTGATCTACAAGTTCCCTTTCACAACCCAAAAGCAGTTCAAAATGTGGCCACATTTATCCGAAAGTTCAAACCGGATGAGGTGCTATGTGTTGGTGATGAGATGGATTTCAATACCATATCGCGTTTTAGTAGCGGGTTTGACGAACACTCCAAGACAATAGGCAGAGACAGAGACATGTGCGTTGATGTCATGTATGACCTGCAAATCACACAGCTCTCACGATCTAACCACGGAGCGCGGCTCTTTAACGCCCTTTCTACTCGACTGCCTGGACTAATAGGCGCACCTGAGTTAGAAATAGAGAACTTTCTTAAACTTCCAGAATTAGGCATTAAATACCACCGCAAGCCATACGAGATACCTGGCACTAATTGGGTCATGGTTCATGGTGATGAGCAGAGCATCAAGCCACATGGCGGTTTAACGGCTCTGGAAGCCGCTAAGAGACACGGAAAGAGCGTTGTGTGTGGTCATACTCACCGACAGGGTATATCCTCTTATACGCAATCCTCAGGCGGTTTAGAGGTATCTAGGCTCACAGGCTTTGAAGTAGGCCACATGATGGATACACGTCAGGCTTACTACACCAAAGGCACTTTTAACTGGCAGGCAGGATTTGGCGTTATCTACACAGATCGTAAGCGTGTCTTGCCTATAGCTGTGCCTATTGAAAAGGATGGCTCATTCCAATTCGAAGGCAAAGTCTATGGATGACCCTTGCTGTGGCGAAGAATGGCTTGGATATGACGAAGATTTCGTTATCAAATCGTTATCAAAATATGCCATTATGAGGTTGAAATAAGCCTGTAAGTAGTTCACACTTAACTTAAATCCACAAGATATGTGGACAAGTTAGGGGCTACAAATGGAAATAACTTACTGGGAGTTGGCAGGTTTTCTGGCCATGACTCCAGGCCTTATCTATGTTTCATACTGGAAAGGCTACACAAAAGGCAAGCGAGAAGGTTGGCACGCTGGCCGTTCATTACTACGCATCCCGGTTCGCAATGATCGCTAATGAACTCCTTACTGAAAGCACCAGACTGCTCTATGACCGAGGTTTGCAGTATGGAGACCCAACTGCTAATCACATACGAATCGCGCAGCTATGGAGTGCGTATCTCAATCGTGGAATCGAACCTCACGAAGTTGCGGTATGTATGGCACTCGTCAAAATCTCGCGTATATCTGAGCAAGCAACGCACCGTGATTCATACGCGGATGCTCTCGCATACATGGCGATTGCAGGACATATTGCACTTACCGACTTCGACAACGATCTTGATGCTTACTAAAGCAAAACATGGAGTGTGGTGCGATTACTGCAAGAGCAGGTGGGGCATCCACAATCCGCTAGGCACAACACAAGCTGCTTGGACAGTAGTCAGCGAACTACCTAAGAGCCACGGGCGCAAGCGTTCTTACTGTAATGACTGCGCAATAGATGTATCTAAGTGGGCTGATGGCTCATACTTCTCATTAGATCAACAGATAGAGTATGCAAAGACCAATGGCAACACTACACAAGGAGTATTAAATGGCTTTTAACTTAGACAATTACGAGACCGTGGAAGTTCGCCTGGAGAAGTTTATTAAGGATTTTCCAGACTTCCGCATAGATACAGAACTGGAGAGTTTTGCGAATGATAGATTTATTGTTAAAGCATATATATACCGGACTTTTGCGGATAGTGTCTCGTTTGCAACGGGATACGCTGAGGAAAAGATTACTGATCGCGGCGTTAATGCAACTAGCGCGTTGGAGAATTGCGAGACTAGCGCGATTGGTCGCGCACTTGCAAACGCTGGTTACGCAGCTAAAGGCAAAAGACCAAGCCGCGAAGAAATGGGAAAAGTCGCTAGAGTAACAAACGATAAAGCAAGTGAAGCCATAGCAAATGCGCCGCTGGCCATTAACAACACCTGGGATGAGTTTGTAGGCAAAGAACCAACACCAGAACCAGTAACACTTAATCAAGCTGCTGAAATGGTGCAACAGGCCTTTGGAGAAGCTGAGCCAATACCAACATGCTTACACGGCACACGCACAATTAAGCAAGGTGTTAGTGCGGCAGGTAAGCCTTGGCAAGGTGCTTTGTGTGAAGTCCGTGGTGCATCAAAGGGAGACCGATGCGCACCTATTTGGTATGTCATGTCTAAAGAGACAGGCAAATGGAGATTACCGGAAGGAGTTGAATGATGGGTTACGTTGAAGTAACTAGACCAGATGGCACAATCGAATTCTACGGCGATGTGCCAATGCTAGTCTGCCAAATGTGTAACAATATCCCGGATCAGGATGAAGGCGTTTGGACAGTTAGTCTATCACCGCTGCAATGGCAATGCGAGAAATGTCATGCCGTCAATGGCTAATCACCGCAAGCACAGGGGCTACAAAACACAATCCGTCGTAGCCACCTGGTTGAAGCAATGGTATCCCTACGCTGAGTCCACCGGGGCAGGCAGACAAGGCGAGGATATAACAGGGATACCATTCTCGATAGAAGTTAAAGCACGTTCAGACTTCTCGCCATTAGCCTGGATTAAACAAGCTGAGAGCAACAAAGGTGGTAAACTAGCCTTTGTAGTTAGCCGCTGTAATGGACAGGGCGAGAACGCTGAGGAGTATTTAGCCTTCATGCGCTTAGGGGATTTGATGAATATCCTACAAACATACGCAGCCAACCAAGAACCTCAAAGATGCAAGCAATGTGGATCATGGATAAACACCATGTGCCGCACTTGCCAGATTGCAGGAATAAATGCCTAGATATGACTACGGCTGTGATACATGTGCAGCTATATATGAAACTACTGACAACCCTGAGAGTATTTATTGCTCATGTGGGGGAATGATGACACGCATCTGGACTGCACCAGCAGTCGTATTTCGTGGGAAAGGCTTTTACAAGACCGATAACCGTTAAGCGAATCGTCTCAATATATGAGATGACACGCCGATAGGAGACGCTCGAATGTTCAATCAACTTGACAAGGCCATTACACTTAACTTGCTAAAGTGCTTCAGGCACTTCGCGCAAGCCGCAACGCGGATCGCTTGCGCAGTAGTAAGTGTTGTGGGGATACTATTCATTAGCGCGGCTAATGCCGTAGCACCAATACATGATGGTATTCAAATACAACAAACACCTAAACAATATGCAAAAGCCAATCTTCCATTAGATGAATATAAGTGCGCTTTAGAGTTATATACCAAAGAGAGTAACTGGAGACCAGAGGCTAAGAACGGCCCACACTATGGGATACCACAAGGTAGGTCTATATGGTTAAAGACTGCTGATCCAATAGAGCAGGTTAAGTGGGGTATTAAATACGCTAACAATCGCTATAATGGATTATGTAATGCACTAAACGCATTCAAGATTAAGGGCTGGCACTAATGGGTAAATATCTATGCTTTGACTGTGAATATGTAACGGATGATGTAAGCCTTATATGTTTACAAGGCGATGGCATCACTGAGTTATGCGCTAAGCATTGTGGCTGTCATGGGGAGTAAGCATCTAGGCAGTTACAAGTGGAAGCAACAAAGGTTGCTCGTGCTTAGACGAGACTGCTACATCTGTGCGTATTGTGGTGAAGCAGCTAATGAAGTGGATCATGTGCAGCCGCGTGTTCTCGGCGGTAGCGATGACCTGGACAACCTCGTCGCAAGTTGCCGTAGATGCAATAGCAGCAAAGGTAAGCGTAGCGAAGCCCTTTTTTTAGGTCGGCAGTCTACCCCCCCTGTCTTTC